GCCCTAGTAGAGACAGACTCGTACCGTTGGCTCTGCCCAAACCATTCCAGATTTAGACGACTCAAATATTGGCATAATTCATCGATATGACGCATAAAGTTTGCCCGACGACTCGGAAGAATAAAACTTAGTACGCGTTCCAGTTTATAATGTTAAACGTATAACTATAAATATTAAAGTTATAGTAAATGGAAAGGCGTATAATATTTTCTATTAATGGTGGTAACATCAATTTTTATTTTTCAAATGATTCTACTGAAAATGATAACAATGATCAGACACAAAGTCTAGAATCAAACGATCATCAATGGCCAGCTTTTTATAATCCATATTATCACCCTTATTATTCGCCTTATTACAATCGTAATATACCATATGGAAATTCAAATATTGATAATTATACATTATTTGGAACATATAATCCTGCGATTCACTTTGATTTAAACAGGAATATTAATTTAGACAACCGTAATACTAGTCGAACTACCTTTGATTCTACAAATGAAAGAACTAGTGCAAATCAATCTAACAATTTTAATCAATCATCTACACAGAATCGAGGAAATACAACATATGATAATTATGTTACACCTCCAAGAAGAGATCGTAGACAGACGTCAAGCGGTCGTGGAAATGGGATGACTTTTGGAAATTATCGCGGGGGGGATGAAGGTGTTTTTGTGACTGGGAATAGTCGAACAAATGCTACAATCGGTGGTATACCAGGTGCTACTACAGCAAACGATGCTGCACATTTGGCGAATCTAAACGAGCGTATTTCTGCTGCTATGAATTCAATAACAGGTACAACAACTGGTACAACAACTGGTACTGGTGAAACAAATGGCACTCGTACAACTGGAACGAGAAATACTAATATTCAACGTAATATAAGTAATGAATCTCCAAATTTATTGAATAATATTTTTAGTGATTTAGATTTACTTAGAAGTAGAGATGCATCTGGTAATACATCTAACAATTTAACTAGAAATATTGAAATACAAGGCGAAAACAATGGATTTGTGAATAGCCTTATAAGTTCTTTAGGTAGATTAGGTATAGGTCCTTCAGAAGTACAATTACAAATTTTGTCAACAAATATACCTAGTACAAACGCATCTAACACTTCTGTGCAAAATTTAATCAGAGGAACAAGTACATTTGTAGCTACAAATGAGTTTATTAATGATTCAAATATAAATACAATATGTTCTATATGTCATTCGCAATATGAGGAGGGTGATATTTTAAGATCAATTAATTCTTGCAATCATGTATTTCATTTATCATGTATAGAAGAATGGTTACATAATCATACGACATGTCCTGTTTGCAGAAGAGATATAACAACTGAAGATACGAATCTTGAAGAAAATACAGAACAAGTACAAGAAACTACTACAATAGATATTCCTATTACTGAGTTAAACGGAACAGTTCCACAATAATATATTAATGTATGAAAATTCTGAAAATTTAAAAAAAGGTATTTATTAATGACTAAATCCCTTTTTGAATGTATTCTTAATTCAGATGAATATATAGATTATCTGGACGATATTGCTAAATTATGTGCAATAATTGTAATCTATTATGTTTTACATTCTGGAGATCAAGACACTCTTTATTTATTTGATGCTGAAAATTCTATAATCATATTTATAGGTTTAAATGCATACCATTTAATATTTAATAAAATTTTAAGTTTCTCATCTTCTCAGTAAATGGGTACTTTAGAAAAATTTATCTTTCCGAGACCATTATTGGAAGGTGTAGTAAGTGATATTAACCAACTAAAATTTTTAAAGTTATATGATTTGTTATGTAAGGACCCTAAGCAAAAAAAAGGGTTCTGGTGTATAAAAAATAAGAAAGAATGTACCAAAATTATATATGTAGGACAAAGTAACATTGTTTTTGAATATGATTATCAAATATATAAATTTGTAATTCCATACAATTATTCAATCAATTATGATGAATGCGACTATGCAAAATTGTTTTTAAAACATACGTATTTTACGAAATGTTCAGAAGGTTTTATTATACGAATGCCTTTGTATGAAATAACACTTTTGGATAGTATGAAATATGAACCACCTTACTGGGATTCGTGTAATATAGATAAATGTATTAAAGATGTTGGTTTATTTCTTATGGATATACACAAAAAACGTATAATTCATAATGACATAAAGATAGAGAATATCATGTTTTATAATAGAAAGTGGATTATAATAGATTATGGACTTTCTTGTAAAGAGGATGATATGCCTTTATCTGTAATGCAAAAATATGGAACAAGAACGTATAGACCTCGTTATAATTTTTTTTCAAATGGTGAGTTGCAATGGAGTTTTAAAAGAAATGAAATACATTGGAAATATATTAAAGATTGGTACTCATATTCTGTAACAATGTTGATGTGTTTTGGCACAGACAGAATACGCAATGATATTAAGAAACAATTACTTGCAATACTTGATTCTGTAAATGCGATACCTCCTAATTATTTAGTATCAGTTAAAGCTCTCAAAGAGTTAAAAAGACTAATTAAAAATGATATGTGATCAACATTAATATTGTCCTTACATAAATTCATAATTAACATGTTATTTTTTTTACCTAAAGACATAGAATCAATTATATCTGAATATTACTTAGATTATAATACCAAAAAACTATTGGTCATAAAACATAAGATTGATAAAAAAATTAAAGACCTCAACACTATAGTATCTAATATAGAAACTATTGAACAACTATCTTATGGATGGGTGAATCATCCACTCAACTTGCTTTGTGAAAATTCAGAGATAAAGAACTCACTCGAAAAGTATACAAAAAATTGTAGTGAATGTTTAAAAGTTCCTAAAGATATTATTGAATACAAAAACAGACAAGTCAATAATGTCCAAAATTATGAGAAAATATCAAATATGTTAGGCTCTAACATCTTAAAAAAATGTAATCATTCATTTATAATTGCTCAGTCTGACTATGATTATCATAGACCAAGATACGATTATATATGTACATTATGTTCTAAAATGTTATATTTTAATGAAATTCCGGAACATTCAGAAATGACATACGTTTGAAATTATGAATGTTTTGGAATTTTATAGTATTGCTATTCCAAAATTAAAAAAATGTATAAAATAATGAATGATAAATTGATTATAACAATAATTGCTGTATTTTTATTATTGTTTGTTGCAACGGATCTTGCTTCGTCGTTTACGTCATCACTGATATATTTTTTAAAATCAATAACTCGATCTACATCTGATTCTATCTAGACCTGTTGATTAATATTATAGAAAGTTGCATGAATTATAATGACTATATGTATACATATTACAACATACATAAAAATATTTTACATCAAATATATTCACAATTCACATGTATGTACATATATAAATGAATATTGCTAATAAAAAATATTACAATGACTGAATTGGAGAATAACATTTCTTCTGTTGATAAAGAGGTTTTACAGACAAACGTTTCTAAGTTTTTAGACTTACAAAATCAAATAAAAGCAAAGCAAAAAGACATAAAAATATTGAGAGAATTGAAGAAAAATCTAGAAGTACAAATTATAAAATTTATGACAGACAAGAACATTCCTCAACTTGATTTTAATGGTGAAAAATTAAAGTTACAAACACGTTTTAGTAAAAAAAATATTAATGACAAATGGTTGGAAAGTAAGTTTGAGAGTCTCATGACAGACGCTGGAGACGAAGTAATTGGTTATGATGCAGCCATTAAAGATATTTTTGATAAAATTAAATCTGAAATGTCAAACCGCGAAACCAAAAAAAGCCAGGTTCTTAAATATCAATCCTCTTAAATTAAATATCCGAAGCCATTATTTTAATATTATTAGCACACGTTCTTATATTTTCCTGGTAATATATACATTCTAATAATTCATCATCTTCTAAATCATCGAGTACAGACGATGTGTATATTTTTTCCATTTCATTTTCTACTTTTTGAATTGGCGATATCATAAATAATAGCATTCTTATTCTTATTTCTATTGGAATTGAATGGAGATGTTGTGATGATATTATTATTCTAAAATTAGTTTGTTTTTGAAATATTTCTTCTAAAAAATTTGCACATCCTTCTGGGAGTATATCGTCATAAAGTTTTATATGAATAATTTTTACTTTGCTATTTTTTAAAAATAGTGTTTGTAAGTTCCCAAATGACTCCATTTTATTTATTAAAGAATTGATATCACCATGTAAATTAGATCTATCAATATTTAATATCATATCCTTTTTCGAATCACCATATTCCTTATTAAATAAGGTATTTATTACATATTCAACATCATCTTCGTTAGGTCCATATATAAACATATTTGGGACACTGTTGTTTTTCCAAAATCTTTGTAAATCTACAATAATTCTTTCTAATTTTTCTATAGACTTCTTCTTTGTCATATAATATTTTTGAAAGTATTTGTTTATATTAAATAATAATGAATACAAAAAAAATGTATCCTAAAAGACCACCTTGTACACAATATAAAGGAACACAAATATTATACACTAGAAATAAGAAAAAATTCTGCAGAACAAAGACAAGATTTGCCAAAAAAAAAATATTAAATGAGAAAAAACCTAAAACTGTAAGTCAACCTATTACTTCTAGTAATGAAGACATAAATGGATTATTATTTTGTAAAAAACAAAACAAAGAGACTCTCTCTGAATGGGCTGATATTTTCTCAATACCTTCAAAAGATACTGAGAAAATTCCTATGAAGATATGTACTCAATTAGAATTATGGAAAAGAGCTCCTGAACCGAATATGGATATGTTAAATATAGTAGCAAAAACATTAAAGTTGAGTATTGGAAAGTATAATAATGATAAAATAAAAATCAAAAATGCAATAGAAAAAAAAATTTATAAGCACATGACACCTACGTTTAAAAGAATAATAGGAGACGGTGATGTTCCTGTAAATTATATTATAACACTCATTTACAAAATATTAATACCAGATAAATTCAGTGTTCATACCAAATTAGATATAAGTGAAACAATGTATAAACAGCTTGTTGAAGATAAAAAGAAAGGGATTCTTGATGTAGATAAAGAGGGCATATTAAATAACTCAATGAAACGTAAATTCGATCATTGTACGAATAAACTCAAATTTATTAATAAATTTTTTACTAAAATTACTAAAGATATTTCAAAACCTTACAGAAATCCAGAAGGAGTGTGTTTTACTTCTATTTATAAAAGATAATTTAAGATTGTGCACATTCTACTTGTTCACCATCCATATGATGCATTCGTTCACTAGCTTCATGAAATGGGAAATTCGAAGATGACCTTTCATTGTCACGTTCTCTTTGTTTTTTCTCTTCCAGTAAATGTGATGTTTTTTTATTAAAATTTTTAGGTTGAGGTAACATCCTTTCCAGATTATTTTTTAATACTTCCTTTACCTGTGTAGGTATATTTGTAGGAAAAAGAACATCAAATATTAAAAGTAAATCACCATCACGACCTCCATTTAAACCGGGCATACCTTTTCCTCTTAAATACAGACAAAATGGGGAATCTTCATCCGTTTGAGGTCTTATAACACCAGGGTAATGCATTTTTATAACTGAACCATCTAAATATGGCAATTCGTATTCAAAACCACATAAAGCTTCAACTAATCCAATTGACATTTTATGTATAATATTTTGATGAGAACGAATAAATCTAGGATGTTTCTTCTCTTTCAATATTAATATTAAATCACCATATTTACCTTTTCCAGATACATTCCCTTTCCCTTTAAATACAATAGATGTTCCTGACTTGGTACCTTTTTCAACCGTAAATTCTAATATATCATTACATGTTTTCGTATCTACTTTTGAACCTTCACCTCTACACTTAGGACATATTGATTCGATTCTACGTCTTATGAATCCATTATTAATTTCTCTTGATATCATACCTCTACCCGCACATACATTACAATGACGTATTTCTCCATTAATTACTTGTCTTTCTATTTTTAACCTTATCTTTTTACCTGTATAAAATATTTCCAAATCTAATTCATATTCTATATGTTTTACATTTTGTTGTTGTCGTTGTCTTGCACCAAACATTGAAGCAAATATATCGGGCATACCTCCTCCTGGACCACCATGACCAAAAGGATTGGGCATCTCATTGTCATCTGTTATACCAAAACGGTCGTACTTTTCTCTTTTTTCTTTATCACTTAATATATTATAAGCCTCTCCCAATTTTTTAAATTCTTCGGGATCACCACCTTTATCTGGGTGAGATTTCAAAGCTTTCTTCCTAAATTCCTTTTTTATTTCGGCCATAGATGCATTCTCTGATACACCAATTAAATTATATAATTCTTTAGGCATCTTAATTGATTTTATTCTAAATATATTTATACTTGAATTTGATAACAACAATTATTTGAATTACTTCTTACTAATCATTTTATATAATTTTTCTTTGTGTTTATTGGTTTTATCTTCTTCTCTATTCATTGAAAAATGTTGAATCTTTCTCTTACAAGTATTTGTTAGAATACATAAATTACTTTTTTTATTCAATAATTCATAAATTAGTAAACCAGTTATTAAAGTACATATAAAGGATACAAGAATGTCATTTGTAGCAGAGAAACATATCGCAAATATAATAAGCAATTTCATAACTTTTGATGAAAGAAAATATTCAATCGCATTTCGAATATCATTGTCGTCTAATAATTGAGATCCACCTATATTAAGCAATAGAATGATTACAACATTAAATAATTTAGAATTTGATATATTATTTAAAATACTAAATACGTTTTGTTCCATATTATTTGATATAATAATATAATATGTACTATCAAAAATTATTAGTGTTGATCACAAATATACTCTTATTTTCTTTGATTTATTCCTTTTTTGACGACACACATTTCTCTGGAATAAATACACTTCAAGAAACGATAAGAGAAGAAATTATAAAACAGAATATTACATCGTATATAAAAGAAGATATGGAGGTCGATGTAAAAGTTCTTGAAGAAAAGGAAAAAAAAATACTAAAAGAAGAAACAAAAGAGATTAAATCAGAAGTTGCTAAAAACGAGTTCGCTGAAAATGAATTAGACAAATTAAAACCGAATGTATTTGAAAGATTTTACAATCGATTGTATTTTTCTACTATAACAGGTACGACACTTGGTTACGGAGATATATATCCTACCTCAAACACCTGTCGACTTTTTGTAATGATTCAACTATTAATTACTATCTGCATCGTATTCAATTGATTTCTGTACCTGTGTAATTTTGCGCCACGTCAGAAAAATTTAAAATTCGCCGAAAATACTATTATACTTGTATTTCTCAATAAGATAAGAGAATGAATTCTGAATTTGCAATTGGATTGGTTAACATAAAAAAAATGAATTTTTCATATTTAAATAGATATAGTCACTATGTTCTTCGTCGTTTTTTCGATTTTGCATTAAATGACAAAGAATGGGTAGATGATATCATTCATAATGGTACGAGCCATATTAATAAAGAACACTTATTGATTATATTGATTTTATCATGTGTTCACAAGGATAGTAAAAATATACAAACATTAATTAAAATTTGTTATACTGACCTTGTTTTATTCAAAAAAAATAATAAATGGAAAGGTAGATTACAGTGGAAAGATTTTCATGATACACTTTTAGGTCATTTATCGTGGTCTAATGATAGTGAACTCCTTATTTTCATATTGCAACATTTATCAATCGAATTTAAAAATTGGAATACTGAAGAAAAATGGAGAAAAGCGTGGTATTTAAAAGAGTTGCGAAGAATGAAAGAGTTTACTATAAATACGTGTGTATTATCTAATAATCTACATATAATTACCATACTTTTGGAAAACAATATATTAAAAAACTCAAAAAAATTACACGAAATGTTATACTACAATGGTTACATATTAAATGGGAATATAATAGAACAAAGTCCACATACGAATTGTATAGAATGGCAAATACTTAAAAACCCGGAATACAATATAAAAAATATATATGCTATTGACTTTACAAAACTATTATACTTCTCAAAAAAAACAAACACAAATAAAGATATTATCTTTGACATTTTTTATGAATTAAATAACCCTAAATTATTTACTGATATTTTATTCTCATTGTCAAAAAGTGAACTACAATATTTAACATTCTCTAGAATCGTTTTTTTCCTTAATAAAAATATTAATTATATACCACCACTAATCTCCAATAAGGTTGTGCTATACAACTTTATTTTCAAACATATAGATATAATACCTGCTAGATTTATTCGTATTCTTATTAACAATAAATTAAGTAAGTTGAGACTACACGAATCAATTCCACTACTATTAAATTTTATAAGAACTCATCCATCAGTCAATTTTGAAAACTTAAAAAAGTTTACAGAAAATGCAATAGAATATATAGACGATTCTATACTTATAAATGAGGATTGTGATTGGTCTTTAGATGATATTTATTGGATATACAAATTATTTGGTAATAATTCATCAATATCAATAAATGAGAATTTGAACAATCAAAAAAATATTAAAGAAAAAACATGTCCTATCTGTTTGGATGAAATAAGAAATGATGATTATGTAAAGTTATTATGTGGGCATCGATACCATCATGATTGTGTAAAGAACGATTATACATTTAGAAAATGTAAAGATTATCAATGTGCTGTATGTAGATCTAAAATTCATCCCATATCACTTAATCTGTAATCTACATTTAAAACTCTCTCTGTTTGATTATTATCAACATCATATGTTCTTAATTTAACCAACTTGACCGTATCTTTATCAAAGACGACATCTTCATCTGGCAACAGATTATAATCTACCATTAGAAATCGTACTTCATTGTCTTTGCTTGTATATACCTTTTTGTAGTATACATCCTTTTTACTAACATTTTTGTAAATCCAGTGTCTATCTGCTTTTGATGTATCACTTAAGATCAAAGTACTACCAAAGTTTTTAACATATTCCACCAGACCTTTTTCGTCGCGATTTTGAATATAATACATAGAACTTTTAGGTTTATTATCTTTTGAATAACGAGTTACCGTATCGTTCTTTTTATCTTTCTTAAATACAGTTACTACATCATCTTCATATGAATTATCGTCAAAATCATAACTAATTCCCTCTTGTTCCAAATATGTATATTCGTTTTCATCTTCTAGATATTTGCAAATATTAGAGATATAAGAAGCAATCTTTACATATAAATTTTCAAAATATAAAACACTAAACAGAATTGCAAATACAGCAAGGCTTTTGTTGTTAAATGTAATATCAATAACTAAGTTCATTATTACTAAGTCTTTTTGTAGTACTTATAAACTATTTTTCAACATCATTTTTATATTTAATATTTTAAATATATATCAATATGGAATTACCACTAGAAATTGTAAGAGAAATATTTGATTTTGCCAATATAAGATGCTGTATTTGTGACAAAAAATTATATCCTTGGACAATCAAAGGTTATTTGTATATTTACGTATGTTCTAACAATTGCTTTAAGCAAACTTGTATATTCCAGTAATAAGACTAATTATATTATAAGACTAATTATATATACAATAGATGTCGTTTGAAAATATTATGGAATCTAAATCAAATCCAAAATTACCACCCGACAATGTATTAGAATGTTTGTCTAAATTAATAGAAAATATTAATCCATGTAAAAAATTAAGAAAACTAACACCTTCACAAGAATTATGTAGTATTTTTAATAAAATATCTACTAAAAATATTGGTATATTACTACCAAAATGCAAAGATATTTTGTTAAAAAATAAAATCGAATACAATACTATTCAGAAATTAGTAGATATTATAAGTTCTCAACCATTACATTTAGATACTTATTCAACTATAATATGTGCATTTTCCAAAGAACAAACAGAATTGTTATTCGAATGTTTATATTCTATAGATTCTCCTAAAAAAAAAATAAATATTGGTTCGTTTTATGCTTTATGGTGTATTAAATCAAAAAATGCACCAGACTGGGATATGATGTATCCAATAAAAGATAATTATTTTTTTTGTATACCGTTTACTGTAAAATTGTTAGAGAAAACAAAACATTTACCTAAAACAGTTTCAGGTAAAAATTTCTTAGATTCATTATTAGAATTTATTAATGAGAATATTAACGAGATTGAATTAAATATTAGAATGATTGCTTACGACTTATTAGATCTATATAAAATTGTTAATTCAAAAGGAAGCATCCATACTAAAAAGTCTTGATTTAGAACTATCCTCTCCTAAACCCATATTGGCTTTTGAATATTCTGCAACTCTTTTTTCAAAAAAATTTGTCTTACCTGTCATACTTATCATTTCCATAAATGAGAATGGATTTTTACTTTTCCAATGTGGCTCTAAACCAATTTGAATTAATAATCTATCTGCAACAAATTCAATATATTGTTGCATTAACTCTGAATTCATACCTATTAATTTGCATGGCAACGCTTCTACAATAAATTCTTTTTCTATTTCTACAGCCTCTGTGATTATGTCAAGTATTAC